CCAAAACCCTCTTCATTGGGCCTTGCTGAAAACAGGTTTTCGTAGTCGCAGTCAGGGCACTTTGCCGGGATTGGCTCACCTTTTTCTTTTGCTTTGCTGGTCTTGATGTCAGGCGTAAACAGGTCGTCGTGCAGGCTATGGCGTTCTACGTTTTGCGCGTAGTCCAGCAGCAAGCAGTTTTCCTTGCCTTCGCATAGACGCAATCCGCGTCCTATGATCTGCTGGAATAGCCCTGGTGATTCTGTGGCCCGCAGAACGGCCACAACGTCCACGTGCGGCGCGTCAAAGCCTGTAGTCAAGGTGCCAACGCTTACAACGTACTTAAACTTCTGCGCCTTGAAGGCTGCTACAAGGTCGGCTCGGTCGGTCTTTCCCATATTCACATCGCCGCCGATCATTCGGCTAAGCTCTGCCGGCAGGCTTTCCATGATCTCTTTGGCATGTGCCACACTAGCCGCAAACAGCATGACGCCACGTCGATAGCGGCTATGCTGCACCACGTCCGCAACGATCTGGCTGGTCAGGCGGTTTCTCCCCACAAACACGCGGTCCACCTCAGCGGCGTTAAAGTTGCCCTTGCGATCCAGTTGCAGTCCAGCGGCCTCGTAGTGCATCACAGCCGGGTCTGTGACAACTGGCGTCAGGTAGCCCATGTCGAGCAGTTCTCGGGTCTGGACGCGATACAAGAGCGTGTTGTAGTACGGGTCACGAGCCTGGTTCTCGTCCATGAAGCGCCCGTCTGTGCCGTACTGGTAGATGTATCCGCCTGACATCGTGTAGGGCGTGGCAGACAGGCCCAGCACCCGTACTCGTGGGTTGCGGGCGCGGATGGCTTCGATGATGGAAATAATGGTCGGGGTCGTTGAATGACACTCGTCTACGATGACACACCCGAAGCCATCACCAAAGCGCGACATGCTGCGCACAACGCTGCCAGGTGTGGCGTACACAACCGGGTAGCGCAGGCACTTTGATCCAGCGGATGCACTGAATATGCTCGCACGCTCGCCAGTCGCAAGGTACTTTTCGTGGTTCTGGTGCGTCAGGTCAACGGATGGCTGAAGGCACAGCACGCGCTTTTGCTGTGTTGTCCACACCCATTCGGCCACCGCTGCAATGATCCACGACTTACCGGCTCCTGTAGCCAGTTCCATGCAGGCAGGCTCGATGCTTTTGGTCATCCATGCCACGGCGGCGTCAAACGCTTCGCGCTGGTATGGGCGCAGGTTTTCGGTGATCATTACGACAGCCTCCAATACTCGATCGGTTTGCCACGATAAGGCTCAAGATCGACGCCTTTTAGTTCGGGCACCTTGGCATACTGCACATTTCCTTTGCGTTCGACCTTGCTCAGCTTGCGCCCCCAAAGAACGGCGTTCTTTTCGTTTGCCGCCTTGACCAGTTCCTCAATAACTTCTTTTTTGCGCTCTGTGGCCTCGTCAATCCTGGCTGACAACTCGTCGTATTCGCGTAGCAGGTTTTTGGTCAACTGCGTATTGACCTCAACTGCGAGCGGTTCCAAGTGCCCCGGGTTATCCAATTCTGACAGGTAGCGCTCGTAGAATTCACGCAGCTTCGGGATGTTTTCGTCGAGCCATTGCGCGTCTACATGCACGCGCTCCACGCTGTCTGCGTGCTTGTTCCACTGGTAGAAGTCGCACCATTGGCGGCCCGTGCAGGCAAGTTCGAGCTGCATCTGCGCGTAGTAATGCGGCTGGTCACGGGCGGTCTTGAATTTTGGGGTCTCGTCGTTACGCAGGCCAAATGGGCATTTGACCTCTACCAGACCATCATCGTCTATGAGGCCATCAGGGCTTGCGCCAAGCCAGTCAAAATGCGGGTGCACCACAAAACCGACTTCTTCAACCAGGTTGCCGGTCTTTCCAAGATAGTCCATGAGTGCCAGCGGCTCGTGCAGCGTTCCGTACCCCGCGGCTACGTTGCCGATAAACTCCGATTCCGCGCCGTGGTGCTCGCGCACCATCTGGCGGATCAGCGCTTCAGGTGTTTTGAATGGACTCAGGCCAAGCGCGGCACCGACATTTGAGCCGGTCAGCTTACCCATACGAGCGGCGTACCATTCGGGGGATCGTTGTTGCATGGGGTCTCCTAACGGCGGCGCTTGGCCGCCTTTAGTTGTTTGTCAGAATGGGATATCGTCACTAAGATCAGCGGCATTTTTCACCGGCGGCGCTTGCACTGGCTGCTGCGCTGGCGGTGTTGACGGCGATGTCTTTCCAGAGGGGGACACCGCTGCAATCCAATTGCCCTCTTTTTTTTCTCCGTTGTTTTCGATCTTCCATAACATCACCTTGATGGCCATCATTTTCCCCATTAGCGCGGACATAAGATCAATGTCTTTTGGCTCTCCTTGCAACTTCATAAGCTTGCCACCGGCATTGGTGTCGATAGCGGCCAACATGCGCTTTGCCTTGTCAGCGGTTGCAATAGGGTCTTTGTCGGTCTTTGTGCCAAACACCTTAACTTTCTGGAAGATGACGCGATTAGCGTATTCCTGAGGCTGGCTGACGCGCCACTTCAAAGAAATATAGCGGTCACCCTCGTAAGAGTCCCATTTTGCCTCCTCGATTGCTGCAATGCATCCTGTATTGCTTGGTATTGGCTCAAAGTCTCCACCGCCGGATTCGTAGGTGGATGATTGTTCGGCTGTTTTGCCGTCGCTCATTGACCAAAAGTTGCTCATGTTTACTGCTCCTTGCTAGTTGCGTCAGGTGCGGAAGTCGCGTTCGACGTGTTGAAAAATGGAATGTACGGAAGGATAGGGTTTTCCATGAAAGGCACTTCAAGTTCTACGGGCATTTGATATCGGTTCTTGGCGTCCACGTAGCCGATGGTGCCTTCGCTTGCCGCGATCAGGATGCGCTCGCCGGTGCTGGTCATCTTGCCGTAGGTTTTTACGTTGCCTTTTTTGTCCTTGTCTGATCCAACAACAAACTCTTTTGATTTTAGGTACAGAACAGCGTCCGATGTGGCAACGTAAATTTTTCTGCTAGCTTCGTGCATATCAAGAGACCACGTTGAATAAGCTTCAACGTCCGGACGGTTCTTGACTTTATTGATCCCGCTGTGAGCCAGGAACACAACGGCGATTCCTTTTCTTCGTAGGTGCTCGCAAGCGTTACGGATTTTTGCGTGCAGGCTTGCCACCTGCAAATAACCCTTACCAAAGCCGCCAGCGGCCTCGCCGATGTTTTGCGCCCCGGCTTGATCAAACTCAATCACTTCTGCCTCAAAAAGCATGTTCAGCGTCGTGACAGCGTCGATGACGACCGTCTTAAAGTCATGCTGTTCTGCAATGAGTTCGCGCAACTGTGCCAGCAAGACTTCGCTAGGTTTTGTTTCTCGCATTGCGTTTGGCGCTGGCAGTTCCTGAAAAAACGCTGGCTGCTTTTCTGCCGGCCATGTCTCGAATGCGCTTGTTGCGCTCTCGGCCTGCACGAAAATCGGGCTGGGGAATGTCGCGGCCAGCGTTGACTTTCCAACACCCGGGAACCCGACGATGGTAATTACGGGCGCTTGTGGGGCGGCCTTTTTGACATGCTCAAGGTATGACATTTTTTACTCTCCTGTGCGCACATTGGCGCTTTGTGGTTGCGGTGCTCGGCGGCACTTTCCTGCTGTGTGCCGACTACGCACAATTGATAATTTACAACTACCGATGTACACTTGTCAACACTAAACATCAACATCTTAAGGTAGAAGCCATGACGACCGAAGAAGCGAAAAAATATTACGGCGGAATCAAAGAGTTAGCTAAAGCACTTGCGATTTGGCCGCACAATATTTCGAGATGGGGCGAGTACCCGCCAATGAAAAGACAGTACGAAATAGAAGTTAAGACAGGCGGCAAGCTTAGGGCGGAAAAGCATGATAAATAACCTCTACGACTACATCGAAGCGGGATTCAAGGTATTTGGCGTTTATAGCGCCAAGAGCGGCCAGTGCGAATGCGGGGACCCTGACTGCAAGGCACTATTCAAACACCCGCGTATTGCCAACTGGCAGAACGTCCCGCACTGGTCGGACGAGCAGATTGAAACCTTCGATACGCTCGGGCATTTTGAAACCGGGTTCGGCGTGCTATGTCATGGTTGGCTTGTCATTGACGTGGACGCCCGCAATGGTGGTGTGGCGTCATTTGCCCGGCTGTGCGAAGCGGTGCCATCAGCGTCAGGGTCCGCATACGTAGTTAACACCGGATCCGGTAATGGTAGCCAGCACCACTATTTCAGGCTTTCTGAGCCGGTTGCCATGGTGCAGCACCTTGATGCTTACCCTGGAATTGATTTCAAGACCAGTGGATATGTGATCGGTGCAGGCTCGATGCACGCTTCAGGCATGGCTTACGAGCCGGAGCGGGGATTTCCGCAAGACACCACGCAGGCACCCGTTGAGATGTTGGCACTGTTACGCAAACCAGAGCGCCACAGGGTATCGACTGAAGGCGGTGTTGTGGATGTGTCGGAGGATGATGTTTTTATAT